GAGACGAGGTTCAAGGAGAACCTCTTCTTGATCGATACGGAGGGATGGACATGAGATCTGTACGTAACCTTGAGCACCTGGACCGAGATACTGGATACCGCTGGACCGACGCCGATCCAATCGTTGAGTTTCTGCGCAACGATATCACCGACAGCGGATGGTCCACCTCCTACCTCGCAGATCGCGCAGGGGTATCACCATCCACTGTACGCAACATCCAGAATGGGAAGACTCGACACCCATACAACAGCACGGTGGAAACCATTCTTCGAGCGTTGGGTTGGGGGAGGCCTGTCCGCCGCATCACCCGCGACTAATGCGGACAGTAGTTGCGATTTAGGCTTGACACACATAGCCACATACACTATCTTACATGGGACCAATCACGGTCCCCAAACGGAGAAATACACATGGCACAGCTTACCATCAAAGGCCAAATCTTCGACGTCGCTGACGACCCCGCGATCGCTGTTGGCACTCCCCTCACAGAGGGCATGGCGGCATCCCTCCAACAGACGCGCCGCGAGAACATTCGCAACAACATGGCGAAGAAGGTCGAAGAGGCGCTCAATGGCTCCGAGGACCTGCCCGCCGGGAAGTTCGACGAACTCCAGCGTCTCATCTCGGAGTATGCGGACAAGTACGAGTTCGGCGTCCGGCAAGCTGGCGCACCCCGCGTCACCGATCCGGTTGAGAAGGAAGCTCGGCGCGATGTGTCCGAGGCCATCAAAGCCGCTTACTTCCGACGCCACGGAGAGAAGCTCAAGGGAGAGTCCCTCAACGAGGCGGTCGAACAGGTGCTGGCTTCGCCAAAGGGCGAGACTTATCGGGAGCGGGCGCGCGAGCGCATTCGCGAACGCGAAGCAGCCGGCGAGGATGTCCTCTCGGCGACGGGCCTCGCAGCGTAGAAGCGGGCGGAAAGTGTGTAAAGTGGACCCCCTCACGGGGGTCTACCTGCTCCAGGTGCCATGGTGAACCGTGGCAGGCCACTCAAAGGCACCACAGCCCCGTCAATCTTAGCGGAGTTGGTCGCTCTCTGGGCGCGCGCCGCCGCATCGCCCCTGGGAATAGTTATAGAGTCCCAGAGACCGAATGCGTTGGCGCAACACCTCTATGCGGCGCGGCGAGAGGTCGGCGGTTTCCACGACCTCCGCCTCGTCGAAGACACGGACCGGGTTTGGATCGTACCGAGATGAAAGACTTTAGGAGCAATGCCTTTAGGGCTCGGCGCGTCGAAAGAAATAGGCGTCGCCAGGCTGCACTAGCGCGGGCCGATCCAGTCGGCTGGATCATACACACTCCCTACCATTGGTCACGCCAGCTCGCCGATAAACGACTCGATTACTGGCCTAGCGCCCACAAGTGGAGATACGATGGTCGGGTAATGACCGGTAACGTCCTCGAATTTATCAACGCCAGGAGTACAAACTATGGGAGATATGGGTGAATTGTACCGAGAAATACGCTCTCGCAAAAAAGAGCGTCGTCAACGCAATCTAGCCGCGGCCGATCCAGCGGGATGGACACTCCATACGGAGTACCACTGGTCGCGCCAACTGGCCGAAAAACAGCTTGACTACTGGCCAAGCACTCGTAAGTGGCAGTATGATGGGAAGATATTTACAGGCAACATTAACGCCTTCATAAAGGAGCATCAATCATGATGAAAAGTCCCGAGAAGCTCACACGACACCAGATCCTCCTGTTCGAGGGGGACTTCGACAAACTCTCCGACATCTACCGCCGGCGTCGGGCCACCGAGGTCATCCGCACCCTCGTCCGAGAGCACCTACGTCGGGTTGACTCTCGCTACCGCGAACGCCTTGCCACACAGCCCCGGCTCGACCCAATCACCCTTGAGGAGATCGAAGTATGACCGATCCGAAGGAAGAAACCCTCACCGAGCTCTTCGCCCGCGATCCCTTTTCCTACAGCAAGCAGGACATCGACCGCCTCATAACCTACTATCGGGACGCGCGGCGCAACTTCGTCCTCACAGGGAAGGGCGCGCAGATTAAACCGGCTGTTGACCTCAAAGATTTGGGGATATTGTGATGGAAGTCGAGAGCCAATTCCTCCCCGATGGCAGACAATGGGCATGGAACCACAGCAGCTTGGAGCCGGCCAAGGCGTGTCCGCGAAAATATTACTATATGGTGGTTGAGGGATGGCGACCCAAATCCTCTTCGGACGACATGATCTTCGGGTCACATTACGCGAAGGCCCTCGAGATGTACCATCGCTGGAGGGCCGACGGCACATCCCATGCCACCGCACTCGAGAATGTATGCGTCGCCACCTTGGCCGATACGAAGGAGTGGGTATCGGCCCACAACGCGAAGACCCGCGAGACGTTGCTCCGCTCGATAGTGTGGTACCTGGACACTTATGAGAACGATCCATGCGAAACAGTCGTATTCCCCAACGGCCACCCCGCCGTCGAGCTTTCGTTCCGCTTTCAGCTCGACGACGATATAATGCTGTGCGGCCATCTCGACCGCATCGTATCTTACGGCGGGGACTATTACGTTCAGGACCAGAAGACGACCGGCGCAACGATGGGAGGATATTACTTCCGCCGCTACAACCCGAATGACCAAATGTCCCTCTACACTATCGCGGCGGAAGTGGTGTGGCATCAGCCTGTCAAAGGGGTTATGATCGACGCGGCGCAGATCGCGGTCGGCTTCACTCGGTTCGAGCGTGGGTTCACCTTTCGTACCCAGGCCCAAAACAACAAGTGGCTCCGCGATGCGAAGTATTGGATCGAGCGGACATGGGAGGCCGAAGCCGAAGGCTGGCCCCTCAACGACGCCGCGTGTATGATGTACGGAGGCTGTCCATTCCGCGAAGTGTGTTCCAAAGATCCCTCGGTGCAACGGCAATATCTCGAAACGCTCTTTGAGCGCCGGCCCGACAACCCCCTCTCCCGTTAAAGAAGGATTCAGTGAATGCGCATAGTGGCGAGCTTCCGATATTTTTCAGAATAGGAGGGCACTCATGCCTAGCGCCGCCGACCACAAATCCTCCACCTTCGTCAAACTCCTATACATTGGCGACTCGGGAACCGGTAAAACAACCAGCCTCGCCTCCCTTGTGGAGGCGGGCTACCACCTGCGCGTCCTCGATTTCGACAACCTTCTCGACCCACTGATCCAGATGGTGCGCCGCTCCGCGCCGGCGCGGCTCGACGCGATCCAATACATGAGCTTCCGAGACAAGTTCCGAACCACTCCCAACGGCCCGATCATCGATGGAGTGCCTACCGCATATATTGGCTCCATGAAGGCGATCGATCTGTGGGAGGACGGTTCCACCCCATCAGAATGGGGATCAAAGCACATCCTGGTGATCGACTCCCTCACTACGATGTCTCGGTCTGCTTATTGGTGGGCCAAGGGGCTCCTTGGCGCGGCGACGTTCGCAGAGGGCGTGCCAATACGGGGCGTGCGTCCCGAGCAATTCTATCACACCGCACAACAGGCCCTCATGAACACCGTGGCCTACGTCACCGCCGAGTCTCTCGCAACTAACGTGATCGTCATCGCTCACGTAAAGTACATAGAGCGCGACGGCCAGACCAAAGGCTTCCCAGTTGCGGTCGGCAACGCCATCTCCCCAGAGATACCCTCGTACTTCCCCTCGGTTGCCCTCGCAACCAAGAGTGGAACGCGCCGGACCATCCGCACCCGATCTACCTCGATGATCGACCTCAAAAACCCCCGGTCGTTCGACATGGCAGATGAGTTTGACATGGAGGATGGCCTTGCCCGTTTTTTCAAAGCGGCGCTCTCCTGATGTACGCTGTGCGGTACGAAGAGGGCCGCGTACGGGTCTTCCACGACTACATCGCCGCCGTCAGGTTCTTCTCGGCACAGCCCCGCTCCCACTTTCAAATCCAACTTTGGAAGCTGCGCTCGGGTGGTTGGGGAAGCCTCGCTTGCATTCCAGCATTGTAGATGAAAGGAGAATGTGCAGCCTACACCAAAAACTGCTTGCAAAATCACCGAAATTAGTGTATGATACCAGTCCTCACACAGGGAAGGGACACAAACCATGCCAAATCTACACGAACTCATCGAGCAAGAAGCTAAAACCAACCTCGAAGACATCAAAGAGGTCCCACCAATCCCGGTAGGCTCCTACCTGGCCCAGATTGTAGGTAACTACGAGAACGTTACCTCCACACGGAAACAGACGGCAGGCATCCAATTCACGGTGCGGCTGATCTCTGCGATGGATGATGTGGACCGCGGCACACTCGCCGAATACCTCGATGCGAGCAACCAGACCCTTCACGATGTAACCATCCGTCACACCATCTGGGAGTCGCCCTATGCAATGGCAACGCTCAAGACGTTCCTCCTTAACACTCTTGGTCTTTCGGGGCCGTTGAAGGAATCGCTCTCTCGGGTGCCGGGCCAACAGCTGATTGCCTCGATCACCCACCGTCCGATGCAGTCGGATGACGGGACGATGCGCCTCATGGCACAGATCGGATCAACCGCTCGCGCCACCTAACCAATCGTGGGGGCTTCGGCCCCCGCACCTTCCGCAGCAGGTGCGATATGAAGTTCGAGTCAAACAAAAAGTATTCTGCGATTGATATGCAGGAAGTTTCTATAGCACACGTAATCCCAGAAGGAGAACTGTTCAAAGTAGAGATACATTATGTTAAAAGAAAATATAAAGACTGCACTAACTATCCAATACCAGCCGATAAAGTTCAAATGTGGCTTGCTGTACAGGCTTTTGATTTGGACAACGCTGAATGGAAATCAGAAGACTGGAGTAACTAATGACATCAGGTATCTTCCATTCCTTTCCTGTTGCCGACATCATAATTGACCGTCCCAATCGGCAGCGCAGAACTATAAACGAGCAACACATAGCATCTCTTGCTGAGTCTATAAGTGCTAATGGACTGATACATCCGATAGTTATAACTCGCGATGGGCAATTAGTGGCAGGAGAATGTCGCACTCTCGCAACTCGTAAGTTGGGGTGGACGCATATATCTGTCCAGTATCAGGATGAGCTGGATGAGGAAGCATTAGATGATATAGAGTTCGACGAGAATATAAAGAGGTTAGACATTGATTGGCAGGATAGGGCAGCAGCTATCTATCGAAAGCATGAACGGCTTAAAGCTAAGAACCCTGGATGGCGTCATGAGGATACCGCTAATAAAACTGGTCTTAACAGAGAGACTGTTAGACAGAATATAATGGTCTACGAAGAAATGCAAAACGATCCTGTAATAAGGCAAGCTACTGTGTTCTCGGTAGCTAAAAATGCAGCTGAACGAAAAGTCAGTCGGCGAGTACAGGATGCTACTGTGTGTATAACCAAAAATATTGGTTATACACACCAGTCCCCCATTCTAACCGCCAACTTCCATCACTGGGTACCCAACTACACTGGCCCACTCTTCAACCTCATTCACTGCGACTTTCCCTATGGCATCGACGCGGACCAGCACCAGGGCCAAAACTCTCAGCTTCGCGCCGACTACACCGACACCCCCGACGCCTACTGGGCGCTCCTAGACACCCTTACCCTCACTTTGGATCGCTTCTGCGCCGAGTCCGCCCACCTATTCTTTTGGTTCTCCCCACAGCACTACGCCCGTACTTGGGCGGCGCTAGAGCGCCTCGATGGCTTCAAGTTCGACCCCTACCCGCTGATTTGGCAACGAGGGGAGAATGAAGGTATAGCCCCAGACCCCGCCCGCCGTCCTCGCCGGGTATATGAGACGGCTTTCTTTGGCTGGCGCAACGACCGCAAGATCATTCGCACCAAAGCCAACTCAATCGTCGCCCCAACAACCCGAGACATCCACTCCCACGAGAAGTCCGTCGTCGCTCTCCAACACTTCTTCGAGATGTGTGTAGATGGAAACACCCGACTCTTTGATCCCACCTGCGGAAGCGGCTCCGCCCTCCGAGCCGCCCGCGCCCTCGGCGCCCGAGACGTCTTCGGGCTTGAGTCCAACTCGGAGTACGCAGACGCTGCGCGACGCGCTCTCAACACCTGATCGCGTCATCGTCCGGTGCGGTGAGCGCATTGAGGTCATCACCTACACGCAAGAGGGCACCAGCATGGTAGCCGTCAATCCGCGTCGCGCTATCCAGCTTGCCCACGCCCTCATCCGGTATGCTCTTGAGAAGACCGAGCCATGACCGTACGTATGGTCCTCTTGGGCGAGGCGTGGGGTGCCAACGAGGCCGAGGCGCGCGCCCCATTCGTCGGGGCCAGCGGTGCCCAACTAATCAAACTCTTGGCGGAAGCAGGCGTAGTGAGTACGGACCAGGGTCGTGCGCTCTCCGGTGCTCTGTGGTCGCGACAGTACCGCCGCCGAGACTCCATCCTCGAAGAGGCGGGCATCCGTCTCACTAACGTCTTCAACTTCCAGCCCCCGTCCAACCGCATCGACGCGCTCTGCGGTCCTCGTCACGACGGGCTGCCACCCATCCGAGCTGGAAAGTACCTTCGCGCCGAGTTCTACCCGGAGCTTGAGCGGCTTCGTGCCGAACTCGCTGCTTGGAAGCCGAACATTCTGGTGGGGTTGGGGGCAACCGCTCTGTGGTTCGCTACCGGTGCAGGCCAAATTACACGCAAGCGCGGCACCATCAGCGACACTCCTTACGGCAAGTTCCTCGCTACCTTTCATCCTGCCTACCTGTTGCGCGGCGCAGCTAACATGCGCCCTATCGTCGTCGCCGATCTCGCCAAGGCTCAACGCGCGTCCGGGACACCTGAGGTGTCCCGACCGGATCGCACCATCTACATCCCTGAGAACCTCGATGACCTCGCCGACGCCTTCCGCCAAATCGAGCGCGCACGGCTCTTGGCCGTGGACATTGAGACGGCCAAGGGCCAGATCACTTGCATCGGGTTCTCTTGGACACCCGATCAGGCCCTTGTGATCCCGATCTGGGACGCCTCCCGCAGCGACAATTCCTATTGGAGTGAAGTTGATGAGCCTCTCGCGTGGGAATGGGTTCGACGAATTTGCGGACTGCCAGTGCCTAAAGTCTTTCAAAACGGACTTTATGACCTCCACTACATCTGGCGAGGATACGGTATTACAGTCGCGAATTGCTTTCATGATACAATGCTACTCCATCACGCCCTCCAACCTGAAGTGCAAAAAAGCCTTGGATTTCTTGGCTCACTTTATAGTGACGAGCCAGCCTGGAAGCAAATGCGACACCGTACCACCCTGAAAAGGGAAGATGTATGACCGACTTCCGCCGCGTCATCATCGAGTCTCCCTTCCGCGCACCCTCGCGTCGCTTAGCGCGCACAAACGTCAGCTATGCCATCGCTGCCATGCGGGACTCGATAAATCGTGGTGAAGCCCCTTTCCTCTCGCACCGTATGTATCCAGGCGCTCTCGACGATAACATCGTCATCGAGCGGCTCCTTGGTATCGACTTGGGCTATGCTTGGTGGCCCGCCGCCGAGGCCATCTGCTTCTACTGCGACCTCGGCTGGTCATCAGGAATGCTTGACGCCAAAATGCGCGCCAAAGCACAGGGCAAGAACACGGAGGAGCGTTACCTTGCGAAAGATCGCCACACGAACCATTGATCCAGAGCGGCTGTCGCGTAATGACACCCTCTGGGTCTATAACGGCCTCGATTGCTGCATAACCCACGAGGTTCTCGGCGCCCTCGTCCCGCAGGTCACCCCGGTGACAGGGGCAACGTACCGCTTCAGTCGCGATCTGCAAGGACCAATTCTCGAGATGAATATGCGCGGCCTCCGCGTCGATCTGTGGCGCCGGGACGAGGTGCTCGCGGACTACCGCACCAAGATGGTCATGCTGGAGCAACAACTCGATGGGATCGTGCGTGATGGGATCGGCTTCGCGGAGTGGCGAGCCACCTCTTCTTGGCGCTCCAACAAAGATATGTGCTCCCTTCTTTACGGATGCCTTGGACTTCCAGTACAGTGGAAGCGCAGCGGCGACGGCAAGCGATCTCCTACCACCGACCGCGACGCCCTTGAAGTGCTCGAATGCTACTGGCTGGCCGAGCCAATCATCCGGCACGTATTCGCCCTGAGGGACTTAGGGAAGAAGGTGTCGTTCCTCCAGACAGCGGTGGACCCCGATGGGCGGTTGCGCACCTCGTTCAACATCGCCGGGACCACGACGGGACGACTCGCTTCGTCGTACAGCGACTTCGGGACGGGCACCAATCTCCAGAACGTAGAGAACCTCCTTCGCTCCGTCTTTGTGGCCGATCCAGGCATGAAGTTCTGCAACATCGACTTAGAGCAGGGGGACTCGCGAGGTGTTGGCGCGATACATTGGCAACTCTTTCGAGACGCACGCTACCTCGATGCTTGTGAAAGCGGCGATTTGCATACTCATGTGGCGCGTGGAGCCTTCCGACACCTCCCTTGGAGCGGTGATGCCGCCGCAGATCGCAAGCTGGCATCTGGTAATTTCTACCGTTCCTTCTCGTACCGTGATGCAGCGAAGCGTTTGGGACACGGCACCAACTATCAGGGACAAGCCGATAAGATGTCTCGGGCCACCCACATTCCCCTGACCCACATCAAAACTTTCCAGTCCAATTACCTTGAACAGTTCCCCGCCTTCCCGCTGTGGTGGCGATGGGTCCAAGAGGCCCTGCGTGATACCCGACAGATAACAACCCTCTTGGGCCGTCAGCGCCACTTCCTCGGTGACTGGAAGGACGCGGAAACAATACGTCAAGCAGTCGCATACGAACCCCAATCAATCACAGCGGACACAATCGATCGCGGCCTTCTCGCGTTGTGGCGCGAGAACCGGGTCCAACTCCTGCTTCAGGTCCACGACTCCGTGCTCTTCCAATTCCCAGACCACCTCGAACACGAGGTGGTTCCGTGGGCCATCGCACAGATTGAACAGCGAGTAGCCCTGAAAGGCGGTCGCACGTTTGTGATCCCTGGAGACGCCAAGGTTGGATGGAATTGGTCGGACTCTTCATCCGATCCTGACGCGCTCCGCAAGTGGAGCGATACCACGCGCCCGCAGCGACGCACTCGAAATCCCTCTTTTCCCTGACGGAGCCGCGCCGTGGTTGCTGCAACCAATATAGCTCCCTTCTTAATGCCAGATCGCCAACTCGCATCATGGATGGCAGGGTTTCTTGAGTACACAGAGGGCATCCAATCCCCGCTGATACACCGGCGATGGGCAGCCATTTCCACTGTGGCCGGGGCTATGGAGCGCAAAGTATGGCTGCGATCCCAGGGCGAGAACATCTACCCGAACGTCTATGTCTTCCTCGTCGGCCCTCCAGGAACCGGGAAGACCCGCGCTCTCATGGCCTGCTGGCGGTTATGGAACACCCTTGAGGGCTACCATGTCGCCGAGATCTCCCTTACCAAGGCGGCGCTGATCGACCGCCTCGCAGAGGCCAAGCGCCAAATCTATACGGGCGGTATCGAGGACTACAACAGCCTCCTGATCGCCGCCCCCGAGCTCGGCGCCCTGTTGCCGAGCTACGACAGCGACTTCATGAACACCCTAACCCACCTCTACGACGGCCACCTTTACACCGAGCGCCGCCGCTCTTCCAGACAGGACTTCCAGCCCATCCTTAACCCCAACGTCAATCTCGTGGCGTGCACCACGCCCGGCTTCCTTACCTCCGCTATGCCTGCATCCGCCTGGAACGAGGGCTTCCTATCCCGCGTGTGCATCGCCTACTCCGGCGAAGTCGAGATCAAGGAGTTTGACCTTGCAGAGTCCAACCCTCACCACGGCAACGCCCGCCTCCGCGATGCCCTGATCCACGATCTTCGCAAGATCAGCGAGCGCTCCGGCAAGATGAGTTGGACCGAGCGCGCCATCGCCACCGCAGAGGATTACAACCGGCGCGAGTTCGACATCATTACCGATCAGGGCATCGCCCTCTTACCCAAGCCAACCCACCCGCGCTTAATGCACTACAATACCAGGCGCCCAGTCCACTTCCTCAAACTTTGTATGATCTGCGCCATCGACCGCGGCACCGAGCACATTGACCTGCCCGACGTCCTCTCAGCAATCGACCTAATGATAGAGGTAGAAAAGGCCATGCCAGACGTATTCACCGCTATGTCTTCCGGCGGCGATGCCCAGGTAATTACCGATTGCATTTATTGGGTAATGACTGAGAACATTCGGGCCAAGGACGAGGGTGTACCAATGCATCTCGTCCACGAGTGGCTATCTAGTCGCGCCCCCGCCACTCACGTCCAACGCATCTTCGAGCTTATGGTCAAGGCCAAGATGATCCGGGTTCTCGAAATCCCTGGAGGGTACGTCGTCAAGACAAAGCCTCAGGCGGTTGCCTAGCCGCCCTGTGCATCTCTTGGCGCACTTCGTTGAGCTGGCTCTTCTCCATATCCTCGGCGTCTATCAGTGAGTTGCGTGCTCCCTCAAGGGTGCGCAACAGTTCGTCGAGCTTCACGTGGATCGCCATAGTGTCGCGCGACTGTGTGGCCTGGATCAGAAAGACCATCAGGAAGGTCACAATGGTGGTCCCGGTGTTGATGACCAGTTGCCAGGTATCGCTGAACGCGAAGAGTGGGCCGGTCGTGGCCCACACGACCACCGTCGCGAGGGCGGCGAAGAACGCCCACTGACTTCCAACGGCCTTCTCGACCCTTCGTGCCAGCGCGTCGAACATCACTTTAACAGCTTAAGTTCATTCAGATACTTGCGAGCGGTGAGGTCGTGCTCACCCTGGCCCAACGATCCCTGCACAACCATCTTGCGACCTATGTCTCGAGCCGTCTTAATCTGCTCTCCAATCATCTTCCGTTGGATGCCATCAGGGAACTTCTCGAATTGCGGCGTCACCAACGCATCCAGAAACTTCTTAGCCAACTGTCCTGAGATCTGTGCGTACTCCGAATATTGGTCGTCGGTGAGGCCCACCCCGTCGATCTTGCGCTGCGGTGGCGAGTTGTTCATGCCCAGCCGATACATCGCATTGTCCACCGGGTCGCCCTGATTGGGTGGCCTCCACTGGATCTGCCCAACTCCCTGGCGCGGTATCGGTTGCCCCCAACGATCATACTTAGGGTGCAGCGTCTCTCGGTAGTGGGGTACCTTCGCCAGCATCGCATCCATCCAATTCCGCGTTTCCCGCTCGAATGGGTCCATCGCCACTGCTATCTGTCCAAAGAAATTGGGAATTATTGACGACGCAGTACTGTTCACAAACGTTGATTGGGCGGTTTCTGGTGAGTAGATCGCTTCTACCATGTTGGACACGCTGCGAAGTGCCAACTTGTCGAACAGATTACGTTGGATGCCGAGCGACAGTCGCATCGCCGTCTCGTTAGAGTGCTTCTCTTTCTCATCAATATCCATGTCAGTGAATTTTGGATCCCAGAGGCGCATGTTCAAGTCCATTCCATCCACCGCGAGCATAAGGATAGATGACCAGGGCTCGAACGCGCGGAACGAAAAGCTCCCCCACCGCGTATTAACTCCGTATGGTTGGATGCCGACATTACGCAGCGTTTCCCGTTCACCAGTATTGGTTGGCCCGCCAGAGGTCAGGAAGCCCTCGTAATAGGCGAACGCCGCCGCCGTAAGGACCATATTCCCGATGACCTGCCGTGACCAAGCCATGTTCTGGACCATCGGTCCTTGTGCGCCTGACAACTTGTTGCGCTGTTCCCGCGACAAGGCACCAAGAAGAGTACGCTCAGGAATAGCGTACTTAAAGAGATTGATACCGGTCCGCACCACAGGGAAAAGGAAGGCCATCATCGGGTGGACAGCAACCGCTGCCTGCAAAGAGCGACCGAACGGCCCCAGTTCGTTAGTAAAGGTTTGGTAGCGTTTGTGCTGGCTTATTACCGACTCCATGCTCGCAGTCGGGTTGTTGATGTAGGCGGTCTGGCGCGCAGCCACATCATCCTCGCCAATGTATCCTTCGCGCTCAGCATCGCGCCGCGCTACCCGTCCTGCCACTCGATGCAGCATATCCATCTCGGCGACGCCCTTAAAGAACTCGTCACCCGTCGCCAGCAACTGGAAAGAGGGGTAACGGATGGTATGGCCGCCGATAGGCAAAGCGTTAAACTTTGTACCCAGGCCAGGATAAGCCAAGTTACCTATGTCTTCGAGCCACGGAAGGGGAATGCGGTATGTAGGGATAGCAGGTTCGTGAGATATGGGCCGGTTAGCCTCTGGTCGGAACGCATACCCCTCGTCAATAAGGGCGCGACCAGCCCCGACCAATCCCTTAATCGCCCCTGCTTTCAGCGACATAATAGATGTGAGAGCCTCTCCTCGATAAAACTCTTGGCCTCGCGCCATCGAAATACCTCTAGCCAGCGCTGTTTCTGGAATACCCATGATCGCTGGCCCCAGGTTCCCGACAATATTTATGCCCTGTGTCACCATGCCCGAGAACAACCCGGACAACCAGAACTCCATGATACCGCGCACTGTTCGCGAGACTATTCCTCCTGTCCTCTGCATCAGCTTAGCGGCCTGCGACGGACTCTGAACACGGAGGCCCAAAGAGGCCTCTAGCGCCAGCTCTTCCGGGGTCATCTTAATCGTGCGCTGAAAGAACTCCAGCGCCTCATCCATATTCTTGATCTCCTTGGCGAACCGCAATAGACGGAACGCCTCGCCCATATTAGAGGCAGTGTGGACTATTGTATCGGTGATAAGGCGAAACCGTTCCCGCTCTAGTGCATAGTCGGCGATTGCCTTGAGGACTTCAGGACTATTAGCCGTTGCTTGATCGCGGGACCAGGTTTGAACCTTACCTGAGTCTCTGTTTCCGGTCAGCGTATGGACGCGCTGACCAGCCTCTCGCACCCGCTCCTGCTGCTTCGACGCGATCTCTATAGCAGCCAACACTTGCTTTGGGGTCCACACCGATCCTATAGTGTGTCCGTCCAGGTCGCGCGGCGCATAGCCGAACTCCCGAGCCACATTCATCTTCTCGGTTTCAGTCAGCGGCCGCTTGGAGTCGTTTGGATCGGCCAGCGTCCGCACCGCCTCCGCAACATCCCCCTCATCCATTATGTTCTCGGGTATCGGTTGCCCGTCAGCGTCTACAAAGGTTCGGGGTTCTGGCTCTCCAACTGGCGTCTCCTTCGCCGTCTTACTTGTATCTCGGACGATGCCGACCTCTGGAGGCCCCGCACCTTCTCCACCTCCTCCGGTGTCAGCCCCGGTTTCTTCAAATAATCCTGATAGTACATCATCTCGCGGAGGGCCGCGTCGAGCATCTCTTCGTCCGGCATCAACCTCTTCTCCCACTTCCGCCGCCGCAGTGGCGCGTTCGCCCGCCATGCGGTTGGCAGTCCCAACCGACTCGTCCAGCCCCACCGTAGCCGCAGCCGCCTCATGAGCCTCTGCGAGGCTCTGGCGATCCGGCGCTATGATTACCTCGCGTTCCTTAGCGGCCAAGAGGCGGCCGTAGACGCCGCGCATCGCATCACCCATCTGCGCTGCATGCGGTATTCCAAGAGCGGACTGATAGATGTCTGTTAGCCACGCCGCAAACTTCCTGAACACCCCATCTAGGCTCTTCGAGGGTGCCCGCCCCTCAATCAAGTACCGCTCGAAGCCCCGCGCGAATTTCTCTTGGAACAGATCATATGCCTTGGCATAAGCCTTGGGCGTCATGCCCTCCTTCTCAGGCATCTTGTAGGCGTCTTTAACCGTCTCCCAATCCGCTTTCAGCGACTCCGGCGCCTCTGGATGTTCCACGAGGCCCTTCATGTCCTCTAGCCACCCATGCGCCAACTCGTGCGGCAGGGTGGAGGGGTCGGCCCGGCGCGTCACATCAATGATATTCCGCAACCGTCCTATTATCGTGCGGCCCTGAATTGTCTTGCCAACGTCTCTGGCACGTAGGCGTGGAGACATCTTCTGGTACAGTTCCTCGGCTGTACCCAACTTGCCCTCGAACGTCTCCGCCATTGTGCGATAATAGGCTTGGGCGAGGCGACCGACGGCCTGCGCCTCTTCAGCTGGTCGCCCTGTCGCCTCGACCTTCTTGGCGAAATCAACCGCGATGCTCGTCGTCCTCTGATGAAAGATGGTCACTTCACCATCCTTCACATCGAGCACGCTCAGCTTCTGCCCGTCCTCCGTAACCAGCCGATTACCCTGCACCTCTTTTATGGGAACCTCTTTGCCCTCTACGAGGGCCGTGACTTCTTTGTTCTCGCTGAGTGCTTTCTCGACTTTGGTGGTCATCTCCTTGTTGGCGACCAGGGCTTCACCTGCGTCTGCGGGCTTGGGAGTTATTTTTTCGGGAGGGAACAGCTTCTCTGCGGGCGGCTCGGGCAGAGTGTAGGGATCGCGCCCCCCTTCCGGCACCTTCACCTCAGGCGGTGGCGTGGTATCAACCGATATGCCCTCGGTCGGTGGCGCCGCCTCCTTCCCAACCTCGCTTCCCCTCTTATACGCATCCAGCACTTGCGGAAAATGCTCGTCCATCCGCCGTGCGATTTCGAGTTGTTCCTTAGAGAGGGCGGTCATCTCGCGCCGGATGTCCCGCATCAGGGCTTCCGCCTCTTCAGTGCGCCCCTGCGTCCGCAACTCCCGGACGTTTTCCGGCTCGTTCCGAATGACTTCATTCAGTTCGTCGAGGCGCCCCGCGATGAAGTCGCTTCGAGTTACGTCAGCCTCGTATCGGTGCATTACCTCCGGTGCTACAGCCCGCGCCGCCTCATGAATATCTCTCGGTGACGGCGGCTCCACCACTCCATTCTCAACATTATTCTTCCACGCCTCAAGCGGCGGTACACCCTCTATGGCCCCAGCCTCGGCCGCCTTATCCATATTAAGGATGGCTCGCTCCGGTACGCCGCGAGTCCACTCCTTGATTTGGGCCATGCGCGATGGGATGCCGCCTGGATACCCGGCCATATGTCCGGCAGGGAACGCCTCGATCATACCAAACACGTCTCGAGGAACGCCCTTCTCGATAGCGACGTCACCTACTGCATACAGTATGCCCATCGGGAGCCGCGCTATAGCATCCAGCGCCGCCGGTATCCCATAAACACCAGTTCGTGCCGCGAACTGAGCGGCCTTACCAATATTCGTCTCCGCATCTTTTAAGAACGGCTCAAGCCCCGCATCCTTAATATACTTTTGGTCCTCACCACTTAGTCCAAGCCCACCCTCATAAGCACGCAGGAACCCTTTGCCCATCCTCCCCAATTCGTCGAACTGCTGCGCAAACCAGTCCTTCATTCCGACAACCGCGCCCTTCGGCGGCGCCAAGAGATCCTCGGTAGTTGGTATCGGTTTGAGCAGGTCTTCAGTATAGATGGGAGGGATGGTTGGATCGCGGCCGTGGAGGGCAATACCAAGAGCGCTCTGCGTTGGCGGGAGCGCGATATTTTCTGGAAGTGTTAGGTCTGACATTAGCGTGCAGGAACTCCCTGCGGGGCAAATTGTGGCTTCGGAACCGAAAGGCCAAGTCCCTCGAGAATGGCCCTAGCCTTAGCTATTGCCTCAGGCGATGTGCGAGGCCCATACTTTCCGCTCTCGAATGCTTGCACCACTGCTGCCCTTGCCCTTTCTTGATCGACAACGGTTTCCAGCTTGAAGGTCCTCTTTACCGCATCCAGCGTGCTCACATCCGGCCCACTGCCTTTCGTCGCAGTCGGCAACGCCTGTTCAGGCATGAACTCAGCCATGAACTCCGGGCTTCCGATGTACTTGCTGTTCCCTGGCTTCGGATCGAACAGCTCATCCGTGTTCTTACCCTCTTTTTTGTAATCGTTAATTGTCTCTTCTACCTTCTCACGCCAGCCCATCTCCCGCTCCCCAGAGGTCATCTGGCCCTGATCTTGCGCCTGGATGTCCATGAATTGCTCCATCGTTGGACCCATCGCAGCGTGTGGGCGCAACTGCCGCTGCACCATAGACTTCCAGATCCGATCAGTCTTATTTTTTACATAGGCTTCCTTAGTACCAGTCTTAGCTTCCCAACGCTTTTCCAGAAAGGTTAAGTCCTTCTCTGCAATCTGCCCATTTATGAAAGCCTGATTTACCGGGTCCATGCTGGTGAGGCGATCTGCTTCCTTATCATCCATTCTTCGGTAGAGGTCAGAGGTGACTGCTTTGGCAACGTGCGCAGGTGGGTCGGGCTTCAGTGCCCTTCCGATGAACCCGATCATCTCCTGGGCATTCTTTTCGCTGCGCCACCGCTTATCCGCCGTCACTTCCGCAACAGTCGGCGGGTTGTTTGTCCCCAGCCGCAACCGATATTCCTGCATCACTTGATGATCGTTCTCCTCATCGTCCCGCTTCCGCGCCTGGAGGGCGTGTTGTTGATCGGTGTAGGCAGCGTTGAAGATGCGCCGCTCCTTCTGGACTATGCCCTGCCACACAGAGGACGCTACTTGAGGAGGCAAGTTGGCGGGCATCCGTTGAGCATCGCGCTCTAGTGCGGCTACGAGGCCCGGAACCTCGGTGTCGGCTGGTTGGCCCGGATCGCGCTCCGGTGCGCCACGCATCAGTTCCTGGAGGCGCGGGCTGCCGACGTTGACCCCAGGGGAAGTTGTGGGACCGCCGGAGGTGGCACCGGGAGTAGCAGCTGGAGCTGGAGTGCCAGGGGCACTGGGTGGGACCGGCTTCTTTACTGCTTCCACCAAGAATTTCTGTTGATCTTCAGGCTTCTTAATAGCCTTATATTCTTCGGCTTGCGGTCCCGTCAGCATATAGGTTTTGTTATCGGGTCCAGTGATTGGAACCCAAGGACTTGCTGCGGCAGGAGGCGCAGGCGGTCGGTCGGCGCCAGCGGTGGGCACGGGTTGCGCTGGAGCAGTTGATCCGCCAGACAGCCCAATGTACTTCTGCGTCGCTGCGAGGCGTTTTGCATCGCTTTCTGGAGTCTTTACTCCTACTTCAAACTCTTGTTGGATGTCTCGCAGCTGTTCTGCGGTTGTCGCTGCATTGACCCGAGCACCCTCTGGGCGGCTGCGTAGTTCTTGGAGAGCGAATTGTGCTTGCTGCTGCCATGTCGGACGAGGACCAAACTGCTTTTGCATCTCGGCCAGGCGTTTATCGTTATGCCCATACATCCCGTAACCGGGTGGCAGTCCTTTCTTTGCCAAATAGGCATGGTCGTGAGTTGCTTCCGGGTTAAAGCTGGACTCGACTTCAGCCGCAGCTGTAAGCACTGCTGCCTCGTTAGGGCTCGCTCCGATAGAGCGTTGGTAGTTGTAGTGCTCTTTCCCCATAGGACTTATAGCGCCCTGGATAGCCCCACCCCTCACCATCGGCCCAGGCAACTTCTCCGAGTACCGCGATACATCCTTTCCCGCAATGATGTCGTCTTGCAGCTGCTTAACGACCGCCGCGTTCGCTCTCGCCGACAACTCCGGGTGATGCGTGAGGAGGATGTCGCCGTTAAGGTTGATGAACTCTCGCGCCTGGAGTGGATCGGTTGCGAGTAGCGCCTCGGCCTTCTCCTTCGCTAGCAGGCTTCGCCGTGTCACAACCTCCGCATCGATGTCGGCCTGTGGTAGTCCCTTATCCGCGCCTTGCTTCCTTACGAGTGCTTCATC